TTTGCACCCTTACCACCCCCGCCGCCGCCAACAGCAATCACCACTGCCGTTGTAACGCCAGCCGTGCGTGTGTAGGTACCGGATGAGGTAAAGACCTGAACGTTCTTCAAGCTGCCTGTGGCTGCGGCCCAGGACAAAGTGCCAAAGCCGTTGGTGGAAAGCACCTGACCAGAAGAACCATCAGCCGCAGGCAGCGTGTATGTGGTGGACCCAGCAGCAGCGGCAGGCGCAAGACCGACATAACCTGAAGTAGCGCCGGAAAGGCGCAGGGTGCCTTTTACGTCGAGCTTGCTTCCAGGCGAACTCGTCCCAATCCCCACGTCGCCGCCGTTGGTAATCCGCATCCGCTCAGTCGGGCTGCTTGCTCCATCCGCAGTGGTGCTAAATACCAACCGGCCCGGCATGTCGTTGGTGCCGGGGGTGCCGTCTACTGCTGCCGCGATAAGGGCGGCGCGGACAAAGCCGGTCCCGTCATCAAAGCGGAAGTCAAGGTTTGTATTATCACCACTTGCAACAATACCGTTGACGCCAACAGTTCCGCCCCGAGATTTGCCAAAACCAAAATGAGCGTTTGCGCCATTAAACCAAGAAATACCGTCAATCGGAGTAACGCCTGGAGCGTTCGACTGAAAAGCAGGGACGCCTGATGCAAGAGTAGTTGGGGCGGACGCCCCTATAATAACCTTGCCGCTCGCATCCACCACAAACGGGGTCACATCCGGGTTTGCGCTGTCTTCCACCACCAGCGCATTGCCGGTGCCGGTTTGGGTGATGCGAACTCCATCAGTAGAGCCGCTCGCATTTACAACCAAGTCACCAGTAATTGTGCCGCCAGAAGTAGAGAGAAAGCCAGCGCCAGAAACATAGGCGGCAACCCAGGTGCTACCAGTCCAAAGGCGCATCTCACCAGCAACAGAGTTAAAGTAAAGAGCTCCAGCTACTAGAGCATTGCCGTCATTATCTAGCGCAGGATTGCTAGTCTTTGTCCCGAGATAACGGTCATCAAAGTTGTCGTATGCCGCAAGGGTAGCATCTCTTGCACTCTCAGCAGCAGTTCGGGCTGCCGCCGCGCTGGTTGCAGAGGTAGATGCTGAGCTAGCCGAAGAAGCCGCATTGCTGGCGGAAGTAGCTGCCGCACTAGCAGATGAAGCTGCATTGCTGGCGGATGTAGAAGCATTGCTTGCCTGCGTCGTTGCTGTGCTTGCAGAAGCAGCGGCAGCAGATGCACTCGAAGAGGCATTGGATGCTTGAGTTGTTGCCGTTGTGGCCGAACCAGAAGCAGAAGTCGCGCTATTTGCCGCATTCGTGGCCGAGGTAGAAGCAGAAGAAGCTGAGTTTGCAGCATTGGTCGCGGAAGTAGAGGCACTACTTGCGCTGTTGGAAGCATTGGTTGCGCTAGTAGAAGCATTGCCAGCAGAAGTAGAAGCCGCACTAGCCGAACCAGAGGCAGCACTCGCAGAAGATGCAGCGGCAGAAGCACTGGACGCAGCGGCACTTGCAGAAGATGCAGCCGCAGCCGCAGAAGCACCATCAATCAAGAGAGCCCAGCTTGCAGCATTAGGATTAGTGCTGATGGGCTGCGATCCAGAAGATGTATGCGCTTGCACACAAATGTAGATGCTTGCGTTCGACGTGTCTTTGACAATATCGCGCAGCACATAGGCAGTACCAGAGGCCCAGTTGCCGCGATAGTTGCCAAGCTCCTGCATTACGATAGCATTGCCAGTTGCGTCAAAGCCAAGCACCTTAGAGGCGCGGCTAGCAGCAACAGGCAAAGCTAAAGACGTAGAAGTATCAGTCTCAGAAAGCTGCACAACGCGAGTAATGTCATCCTCACGCTCCTGCACCATTGCAACAATCTTATCCAGCTCCGTATTTAAAGCCGAGATATTGAAGGGGCCTGAGGTCGGGAAGTCAGTCACCCGCTTAACGGGGATATCCCGAACAATGGTAATAATGTCTCCAGTCGTAGCGCCACTGGTCAGGGTGATTGAGCCACCTCCAGTAACGCCAGCACCAGTCACCGTGTAGTGCGTGGTAATAGTCTGGAGGATAGCGTTCTTATATACCTTGAGGTCGGCATTCTCGAAGAACTCAAAGGACACAGTAAACACAGTCTGCCCACTGGTGGCAGTGTACTGGTTCCGTGGCGCGGTATCATTAATGAGAATAGCCATAAAAACCTCCGATAATTACCCTTGGCACTAGACAGATAGTGGCTTCAATGCACTAATAGCTTGCCTCTAATGCACCCTTCTCGAGCTGCCCAACGATCCCCTTGATATAGAAAAGGTCGTTGAGGGGCAGTAGCCTACGGATACCCCGAACCTCCTCCCGCCTAGTCATAGAGTCATCGAACATAAGCTGGTAAATGTCCGTAGCCTTACCAGCTACAGGACCAAAAGCCTCTCCAATTGGAGCAAGCTCATCCACACTGCGAGGACCGTAGCGAGGGGGCAAATCAAAGGCAGCGCGAAGCCCAAACTGGTTACGAGTAATCCCCTCGATCTTCTGGGAAACATCCGAGAAGATACCCAGCAAACCAGACTGCTCTACCGTGCGGATCATCTTATCCTCGAAAGGCATTTTATCCCAAATCTTCTCAGGGGTTTTGAGATAGAGGGATAGATAAGCCAGCCCAAGCATAGTCATGAAGCCGCCAACAACATTGGCTTCACGCCCCTGGAGGGCAGAAACCAAAGTCTTGTTGGTCGAGGCAAAGGCAAAGTTCATGAATTGGAAGGGCAGGCGAAGATAAGGTATCTCCCTGCGACCCTCGCCCCGGCCAATGAAGCCCCGCGCAATATTGGGAATATCGCCCTCAGTCGCAGTCACCACCTGGCGCATGGTCTGGGTTGCCACCGCAGCACCAAACTTCCGAACCAACTCAGAATCAGTCCAAGCACCAATATTAGTGAGGTTCAAGGCCCGATCACGCTCATAAGGCATATCGGCAATACGAGCAGCATCCTCAGGAGATAGACCCGCAGCCCTAAAGTTTGCCTTGACCCTAGAATTGGCTGTGCCAGCGACAATAGCCTTGGCATCATCAATCAAATAATGAGCGTTCATCACATTGGAGAAGCTCTTCAAGGCATCCGTGTAGGGGCCAAGAAGGTTCATATTGAAGTAAACGCTATTGGTGAACTTGGAGAGAGGACGGTTTACCTTATCCAACATACGCCCAGCCCAATCAATCGAACCATTGAGAGGGCCACCCTGCTCGGCGTACCGGCTGAGGTGGCTACCCAGGGCAGTATCAACGGCCTGCCCAGTAAGCTCCCGCATCTCCTTGGACATCTGCCCAAAGGCTTTGGGATCAGTCAAACCATCAAAGGCAAAGCGGAACGTCCGACCAAAGCCGTGCATAAGGATAGCCTTGGCTGGTTCAGTTAAGCTCGAAAGCAAGGCCCCACCAAGGCTTGTGATTGTCGAGAAGTTTGAAGCTATAGAAACCGCCTTGCGATTGAGAGACATTGGGTTGTGCGAGTAAACGTCACCCAAGGTAAAGTCCCTCAGATTCTCAGCATGACCAATGAGCTTCTCAATACGCTTAGAGATTGTAGCCTCAGAGCCTTTCATCTCCCGGGCGGCAATAATAGCTGCATCATAGATTGCCTCTTGGGCATCACGCTCCCCAAAGATGCGGGCAACCTCCATGGATTTACCCACACGATCTGCATAAGACCTCATAAGGCCCTGGATGTCATCCTCGATAAAGTCCCAGACAAGCTCGTTAGGAATATCCAAGTCCCTGGAAAGGAATGGCTGATCCGTTTTATTGCCCAAAGAGAGCTCGCCAAGCTGGCTCTTCTTCATGATGTTCGCCACAGTCTCATTTACGCGAGCATCAATAGAGGCAGAATCTAGCTTATCCCCAGGGCGGGGATTACTTGTGTACCATTGAGTAAGAATCTTGCGGAGGCTTTTGGGTCCAGCCTCATCCTCCATGACCTTCTCAAGGTTCCAGATGCGGTTGAGGTAAAACTTCTCATTTGCCGGACCGAGGAACGGTTCGTAGTTTTCGTTTGCCGCAGCCTGAATGCCCTTTTTGCCAGAGTAAAATTCACCATAACGATTACTCAAAACCTTCTCTGATTGAGCAATCGCAGCATCGGTAAACTTATCTTTTTCCCCAAATTGGATTAAATCCTTTAATATTGGTATACCATTTTTACCATATTGGTGAAAATCGACATCTCCATCTGCATCAAATCTAGCTCCTATGCCTGGGGCAAATTGAATATCATCCCCAAGTGCATCTCCATATATTTTTCCTTTTGTAAGTAATGATAATTCCATGGCTGCTTTATCAGCCAATTCTCTTGATCCAATATATATAGTAAAATCTTTTCCTGTTTGACCAGAATTAACGCCCTCCTTAAATCTTAGTCCAAGTGATTTTAATTTTTCAATAAAGATACCCTTGTCAACTGAAAGACTATTATAGCCAACATGAAATTTCCATCCGGCTGTCTCTTTTAGACCCTTTGGAACGGCAGAAGTTTTTGTGCTCCCTTGGAAGAAACCCGTAGTAACTTGAGTTGGTTGCTGCAACTCTTCAAGCTGGCGGCGAGCGATGTCATTGATGAGGTTCTCGTAATCAGCCCCAGTCAACCCAGCACCACGGCGAACAGTCACATGCGATAGCTCGTGTCGCATAATGAAGTTTGCCCAATCATCGGGCGTTGGGAAGAGTTCATCAGGAAGCGGAGTAACGCCCTCCATCTTGGGATTGCGCCAAGCCTTTGCTTGCCATGCAGCATCAGACGCTTCACGGTCAAAGTAAATCTTGTTCTCTTCTGGGCGATAGAGAGCAATAACTGGAGAACCATCAGACTTGTTCTTGCCTGTCGGCCCATAAGATACCTCGACCCCATTAACCGCAGGCACATTCTCATTTGCGGGAGAAGGGGTGCGAATAGGCTCACGCTCAGGAATAGCGGCGGCAGCACGAGGCCCTGGCTTCTGCTTTCCCTCAATGAAAGACAGAGCGCCACGATAATAGTCAGCCCGCTCATTGGCTCGCCCAAGAGCTTTGGTGAGTATCTGCAACTCAACACGCTCATTAGCCGTCAGCTTTTTAAGATCAACCTCACCCTCTGGGGTGATGCCACCCTTAGTCTCGAGCTCAGAACGCCGCGTTTGGTTCTTGTCAATAAAAACCTGAACCCGCCCCAAAGACCTATTTAAAGTCTGAGGCGTCATGATCATGTTTGCTTCAATCGCGTAGTCCCGCATCTCATCATAGAAGGGACGCACCGCAAGAGCAGCCTCCTTCACAAATGGATTGGGATCGTCAATCTTATCGCGGAAGTGAGCGCGAGCAACAGCACGATAGAACTCGCGCTCGGTCATCTTCCCATCACGAGGCTTTACACCAACAGCCTGGGCAACGCGCATACCAGCAGCCGGAAGATTTACACCAAGAACACTGGCAGGCTCCTGGCCCCCAGAGATATAGCGCACATAGATATCATCAATCTCTTTGGCGTAGCGAGTATAGAAGCCCACCCACTTCTGAGAACGCAGCAAAGCAGATTGAGGGCTTGCCTCTCCAGCCAGGTTCCTATTCATAAGCTGACCAGTGCCAGCCATAGACAAGGCAAAATCCTCGAAGGAGCGATGCTTACTGGAAACTAGGGGGCCAAAGTCTCCAATCGAATTGGAGATATTCTCCAGGCCATAAGCAGGGGCAATGCCAGTAGGGCCAGAACCTGTTTCACGTGCAACAAAGGGAGTATATGGGGAAGCAGGGTCAAGCGGATTACCGCCGAAAGCCCCAACATTCACACCCTCATCAATGTTCCTGCCCTGCCGGGAAAGCTCATCAGCAAACTCAGTCATGCGAGCGTTACTGGGAATACCAGTGCGGCCAACAATTCCACCAAAGATCGAACCAAAAGCCGCGCCAATAGCAGCCCGGCTATAAATCTCACTGCTCTCCATTGGGGCTACGGCTTGCTCTAAGACGGCTGTGCCAGCACCAACGGCAGCGGTGGATGCCCCACCCATTAGAGCGCCCCTGAGAGCGCCTGCGCGGGCTACAACACCAAGTCCAATAAAGTTAGCCGGATCGAAGATGCCAGAGACCAGGCTGGAACCAATGCCGCCCTCCTCAGCAAGACGCTTCCTACGCTCTTCGTACTCCTGAATGCGACTATAGATAGCGTCGAAGTGCTCACGAGAACGAGCCTCACGCAAGTAAGGGATATACTCTTCCTTGCCTCGGATCAGCTCTCGATCCACAGGATTAAAGCTTGGGTCAGCAGGAACATTGGTATCGAAGATATTCTGCCCTTGCTGGACCCACCAGCTATTAAGAACATTCTCCGCTACGTTCCGAAAGAACCCACCTTCTGGGCCACGAACAGGAGTAGGAGCTTGGATAACAGGGGTCTCTGCCCCCATCAAAGGCAGGCTTGTTAAATCACTCATCCGCGCCAATCCTCGCTATCTGCCTGACTTACAACTCGCCCATTACGCCGCGCACTAATCGGTTCTATATGCCAGGGCTCATGTTGCAGAGGAAAGTTTAATCCAAACCTACGCGCGTTACTGTGCATCCAGCGCCTTGCGTCCTCGCTTCTCGTTTGGATATCAATGGCAAGACCAGTCTCATGGGTTGAACCCCCAGGTTTGGCGACCCAACGGGAAGCGGCAGCCTCATTGCCATACTTAGCCAAAGCCTCATTCCACAATTGGGTTTGACGCTCATTGGTTCTGGCAGCAGAAGTAATTTGAACCTGAGCCCTTAATTCCTGCGGCATATCGAGAAGCATGTCCCTCATGCTGGAGGCAAAGTTCCTATTCAAGCCATCTACATTTGGGGCAATTGCAGGCACAGCAAAACCACGAAGACTATCATAGATAGGACGATCACCCTCAGCAGGCTCGGGCCACACAGCAGAAGTCCTTCGGCGCTCAGGAAGGATAGGCTCATCTGGATCACGCCTACCGCCAGGGGTGGGGCGAGGAGCATTACGAGGAATAACTCCAGGCGTTCCAGTCGCTGGAACCGAAGGCCGCTCAATAATGGCATCACGCAGATTGATTGGACCAAAACGCCCAGGGTTTGGCCCCTCAAGAACATCAGGCATTGTCTCACCAGCGCGGCGATTTATCTCACGAGCAGCCGCACGATCAGCGGAAATGTTCCTGGCATACTCATCTTGACGCTGAGCTGGAACACCAAGGTTCACAACAACCTCATTCCCTTGGTAATCTCGAACCGTGCGCCAAATATCATCCTGCCCTCGGACAAGGATATTGAAGCCAGGGTTTGCAGTATCTCGCCCAGTATGAGACAGACCATAGTCTCGGCCATACCTCATAGAACCCAAGTCATCAGGAAGATTAAAGCCTGACTGCTGGCGAGGAATAAACCTCTGGTCATCTGGCAATGCAGTAGCAGAGGCATTTAACTCCCGGTCAGCACGAAGAACCCCATCCACATAAAGACGAGCATACTCCGTTGTCCTGTTTTGGCTTCCACCACTTCCGGTCCAATCAAAGATAGAAGGGATGGCCTGACTATTCGAGACAATAGAACCTCGCTCTACTCGCCCACCATTCCGAGATAACAGCTCAGAATCATAGCGATGCTGCGTCATAAACTGCCTGACACCCTGCTTAATTGCATCATCAACAGGAAGAGTGTCATTCGTAGCTATAAGGCCATAGATATTTGCAAGCATTATTCGACGCTGAGCAAAAGTAGATTGCTGCCAGTTTGCGCGTGAGAATACGCCAGTTTCTGGGAAAAAATTATCAATCTTCTCAAGAAGCTTTCTTTCTGTAAGAACTACGCCATCTTCACCCTTAATCTTATCCCGAATAGCATCAGAGAGAGCATCATAAGAGGTGGGAGCGGCGCGACCTCTATCAACTAATTCACGAGCACTTTTGGCGGCATCAACATTAGTTACACCAGCTCTAATAGAGGCATCATAATGGAACATAAAATTAAAGTCATTGCGGTTGAGACCACCAATAACATTGGCATCTTCCCCACCAGAAATAGGCATATTATTTAGATGCCTGAATAACCCCAAACGCTGATCCAATTGCTCAGGAGACATCAAGTTTGAATTGGCAAACAAGCCTCGAGTAGCATTTGTCGGCAAAGCGCCAAACTGCCGGAAGAGAGAATCAAGCCCAGAACCATCAGGAGCAAAGACATTCACCTGATTATTGCGAGCCCAAGTAAACATTGCCGCTTCAAAGGCAGGTTGAGAAACACCTTCTGGACGACCACGAGCACCAGAATTGGAGTTATCAATAATCGCGTTCGTAGTGGCGTCACGCTGCTGAGTAGAAACCTGGCGGCTTAGCGTAGTCCTCATTCGCTCCAAGCGAGCAGCAAGTGCATCACGAGCTCGAGGGTCAGTGATGTTCTCCCGAATATCCTCAGGACGAATACCCATCACATTCTCTCCATCCGTATATGGAGAACGAGTAATGCGGATTAGATCATCCACCTGATCAATAGTCAGGGTGCCCTCCATCAAACGCTCAGACACACGAGCCATGATGGTGCCAGAAGCACGAAGGCCAGCAATGGAATTATCGAGATCGGTAAGATAGCTTGGGGGGCGAGCACCAACAGCTACAAGGCGCTCAGCATTGCGGCGAGCAAAACCAACAGCCTCTTCACCACGAGCATTACCCTCAGGAGTATTCAAGGCGAATAAATCAAAAGCCTCAGTCGCAGAGCGATTGACTAGATTTTCAGCTTCCTGAATCTCTAAGGTACGACGCCGCCGCGCATCTTCCATGAGGATAGACCCCATGTGCTGATTAACCTCACGGCGAATCAGCGGCTCGGCGCGAAGGCGAACCTGAGGGTCTAATGCCTCAATACGAGCAGTAGCAGATGCCTCGAGAAGAGAGGCCGCTCGAGCTGGATCATCAGGATTATTGGCACGAACTTGCTGAGCAAAAGCCTCAAAGTCCTGCGCGGAAGAATAGGCAACCCGATCAGTAACAACCTGGTTATAGACGTTGCGGGCAAGAATACCAAAACCCTCAGGAGTCTCGGGACGCTGATAATTGCCCTGCTCATCCTTCGGAATTACAGCAGAAGCTCCGGCCTGCTTTGCGGTCTCACGAGCCTCAGCCTCACCAAAGAGAGAGGCCATACGGCTAACCTCAGCTCCAAGCTCTTGAGCCTTTGCCATGCCAGAAGGCCCGGGTAGATCAGTCCGGAACTCACGGATCATGCGCCCGCTGGGCTGAATCCCTACACGCTGTTCATCCCGCTGGATCGCCATGACTTATCTCCGAGTCCTATAGGGCTGCTACTTAGCGCGTCCGAGAGTACGCATAAGTTGAGTAATTTCGAGTTGCAGCAGTAGCCGCATTAAAGAAAGCACCAGTATATGCTTGGGTGGCAATCTGACTAGCCCGAGTACGCTGGAACTGTGACTCTACACGGTTTACCGCAATCTGATCAGTCAACCTTCCAGTTGCAACCTGACCCTGCAAGCGAATATTCTGGATGTCAGACTCCAAAGCTTTGTTTGCCGCCTCATCAATCGCCTGGAAAGATAAACTTTCACGCACTCCAGAGCCAGCCAAAAAAGCCTCGTTTGCTGCCCTGATCTGCCGAGAGCGATCTCGCCTAGCGTTCTCTTGCTCAAGAGCTTGAAGCTCTACAATTTTTCTATCTTCGGCAAGTTGCTCGTTCTGCACGCCTATTTGATACTGCCGAAACTGCATCTCAGTCTCGGCGGCTTGTGCGGCTTGCTGAGCTCCAACAAAACCACCAACAGCAGAGATTGCCGTGGCGGCAATAAGTGCTACCTCAAGTCCCATTATGCAGATACCTCCAATGCCAAACCAAGCACACGCATTGGAAGGGGCTCGGTCTGGGTTATAATAACAGTTGCGTCCCTCTTGAAGCCAAGTAGGAAAAACTCACGCTTGCCAGTCACAGAGGTTGGCTGAATAGAAAAGTCGTCCGTGACTTGACGTACAATCAACTTATTCCCAGCCACACTTACCGCAAGAGTAGAGTTTAAACCAAGGATCACACGAGCAATCCTCTTCGGCCTCCCGGTGTAGAAACCATCCGGCAATTGTAGGTTGATCGGTAAAGTCTCAATCTCTGGGGTATAGTTAAACCCAACAGTTATAGATGTCACCTCATCATTCAAGACAAGGTTGCCGCTACCATTAACCGCAAAATCTCCAAGGTAATAATTATTTGAAACAACAGAAACCGTTCGATTGTAGTAGATCGAACCCACTGTCCAATTCTTTGTAGCAGAACCGCTCGTATAACTTATAGAGCAATCCAGGGTTAAGTCAGTATCTGACTCAGCCAAACGCTCCAGATAGTATGCAGAACCACGAAGAACAGATATATATATACGATCCCCAAGACCAACAATGCTATCAAAAGATGCTGTTCCAGAAGGGTGGCTCGTAGTCCAGAGAGCCCAGCCAGCAAGCTTCTCAGCCCGCGCAGAGTGGAATACCGCAATTGAACCATCGCTATTCGTCACCAAAAGATACTGCTCGCCACGCTTCGATGTACCATAACTCACAGTCATATCATTGGGAGTAGAGATAAGATGATCAGCCAAAAGCGTTAGCGTCGGCGCATTATACGCCTGCTCGGTATCAGTATAAAGAAACTCACGAATAGCCTTCTGAGTACTCTGCAAAAATACAGTCGCACCATCAAAAGGCAGCGGAGTAACTTTGCTACTACCATACGGAGTCTGACGAGCTATTGTAATATTGGCTGGAGTAATCGTACTTTGAGACACGCGAGGAATATAGAACTCACTCGTTGCCGTAAAAATCTGCAAGTGACGATTAGAAACCAAATGCTTGATAGAGGAAATATCATCAGAGCCGACAGAAACCTGAATAGACTCGTTATCTAAACCCTCACCAAGATCAAAATTAAAATAATCCCCAATCTTTGAGGACCATAAACTATCAGGTTGAGAATAGCTCCCGCCAAACCAAAGCCTATTCTCATGAAAGGTTACGCAACCAGGCCATCCACGAACCGTAGAGAAAGAAGGTTCTACCCAATTTCGTGTTGGAATATTGTTTCCAGTAAAAGTGACGTTTGTGCCGCCGCCATCCAAACTAGAGGAGGCTGGATTGCCAGCCACAATAGTATATGTATTATCATCAATAACAGTAATAGTCCGAGTGCCATTAATGTGGTGAGTACTCAATCCAGCAAAAGCATTTGCACCAGCTATTGTAAGCGTAGCACCTGTAGAGAGGCCATGATTAACGTGAGTAACTTCGACAGTCGTAGAACCTTCGGAGCTTTTGAATGGGTCAATATCGTAGTGACCAATTAAGGTTCCCTTAACAGTTCCAGTTACCGTTGTAGAATTGGTAAACGCCGTAATCTCAATCTCAACATCAAACCAACGCAACCTCAAACCCACATAAGATGCCGTGAAGAACGCAGCGCTTGTGGTCAGCGTGACACTTCCAGTAGTTCCACTGGCGCTCAACGTTACAGTATCATCGGAAAACTTATAGTAAGGCTGGTAGATCAGATTAGAGTTGATCGAGTTGTTAAAAGCAAAGGCAGCACGAGTAAATGTAGAAAGACCCGTCCTGCGTATAATCTGAGTCTGCATCTCAGGATGGCAGACGATCATAACGTCAGCAGCCTGAGTGAACGTCAAATCAAAAAGCTGCGCGCTAGTCCAAGGACAGCTAGTCAGCGTTTGCAGTAGCGTTCCAGATGGATTGTAAATATCCAGGCGCGTATTGGAGAACGCTAAAACATATCGCTCAGCTGCAGAAAACTCAAAGGGAATAAGGCGGCTTCGACCATTGAGCGTAGCGAGATACCCAGTGCCAGGGCGACGACTAACACCACCCTGATTTAGCAAAGCTACATTGCGGAGCTTGCGAGCACCACCCTGATACGCACCCGTATCATGGCGCATATCCATAAGAGGGTCAATCTCGCCATTCGAGAAGTTTGTCTGGACGAGCTTTACACCCATGATTAACCCCTAATCGTGGTGCGAAGCTGATGGAACCTCTGCACATTTAACCTACGAGTTGTCTGACTCTGGCTATCAATATTCCGAGCAATGGAAGTGTAGCGGATCGCCCGCTTCTCCATCAAATCAGAGAGCTGCTCTTGAGCCGCAACAGAATAGGCAAAGATCGAAGCAAGCTGGAACTCTACAGCCGTCACAAAGGTTGGAGGCCAAAGAGATTCATCAGCTCGAAAAGTATAATCTGCAATTACCGCATCATCCGGTCCAGCATTGCAATAGGCCATGTCCTGATAGCGGTCATAAGCAATGACGTTATCAGCCACAGTAACCGCATGAAGGATCAATAGATCGGAAGGGAGCTGGTAAGCTGCATCCCACCGGCCATCCGGAGTAGCAGTAAGCCGAGAAAGCTGAGACTGGCCGCTAGCAAAACGCCAGCGATGGCGAGATAGCATATCTCGCACAGTATCCTCATAGAGATTAGAGGCAACTGTAGCTTCCGTAGTACCATCCGTAAAAGAGGTAAGCGGTGCCGCACCAATTAAAACCAGCGCCCTAGCGCAAATATCAATTGATGTAATCGCCACAACTATTCCCTTTCAATGAAGGGGGTAGAAGGCCAATCCCTCTACCCCCAAAACTAGGCCCCTAAGCGGGGAGAACACCGGGGCCTAGCTTATCAGGTCCCGTTAATCGTCGTAACAGTCGCGGCACCAGTGGCGCTGCTGACAACCAGAACGTCAACGGTAGCAGTGCTACCCGTAGAACCAACCACAATAATGATGTCGAACTGACGGAGTTCCGCAGTGGCACCATTAAAGTAGCCGGAGGCGATAATCGTAGCAAGGGCGTCGGCGGAAGCGTAGTAGAAAATCTGCTTCGCGCCACCGGCAACCTTTGCGAGATCAGCAAGAACAAGAGCCATGGATCATTACTCCTTGATCTGGACTTCGTAGGTGCCGTTGGCATCGATCAGAACCGAGCCTTGGGACATCATCGAAGTAACAAGGTGAGCGGCTTTCTCAGGAATGTAGTTCACTTCCGTGGACACATCCTGACCAGAGGCCAAACCAACCGCGCTGCGATGGAAGGCAAAGCACTTGCGGATCGTCGAAGCAACCGGAAGGCCGGAGTGCGTCATCCACATGAAGCCAAGCCAACGCTTCGCAACCATGCCACCCTTGTAGGGAAGGTCGTCAGAGCCAATGAAGTCAGCGTCCGAGAACGCCGAGATCGCCAGCAAATCCACCCAACCAGCCGGGGACACCACGAAGTAACGCTCACCATCATCGGGAACGTCATTCGCGCCAAAGGACTCGAACACGGTATTGATCTTGGTCTGAGTCAGACCGTCCGTACCGGCTTCGGTAATCACATTGGTGGAGGCATCGAGCTGCGTGATGATGATATCATCAGACTTACGGCCAAGCGCATAGGCCGAGTTCTGAGCAACCACCTGACGCTCATCAATGTTGATCTTCAGCTCGTCGAGCTTATCAACATAATCCGAGGCGTAGTAGTCAGCCAGAAGGCACTCTACGTTGGAGTGGTCAATGTTCATCACCGGCAGATTGCCGTGACGGGACTTGGTTGCAGCGGCACCCTTGCCAACCTTCTGGAAGGTGGTAGACTTACCCTGAACCGCACCCTTGAAGCGAACAGTATTACGCAGCTTCGAGCCCATGCGCTGATACGCCATGTGAACTTCGGACTCGAACTGACGGATAAATGCCTGATCAATGGTCAATGCCATGACGAGCTCTCCTACAATTCGGTTGAACCTACAAGGTTATCCGAAGCAGGCTGGATAATGAGTTGTCCCAAGTAAGGGGCTCGCCAGCCCTAACCGGGCCTCTGCTTCGGAAAATGCTTATGAATTAAGGCTACCTCAATGGACCAATCAATCCTCGATGTTCTTGAGGTAAATAGTACCCTCAGGAACAAAGCCCATCTTGGTATAAAGCCTGCCTGCAATCTCTGGCTTAATGGCAGTAGTTACGCCGAACCTTACCTCTTTACACCCCATCAGCTTAGCCCATAGGCAAAAAGCAGATAGCAACCGGAATGCGGCAGAAGTACCACGACATTCAGGTTTGACATAAAAGGTAAAGTCTGCCGCAAACTTTAGATCACAGAAGAAGTAGTTGGACATGGCACCAGTAACCATCCCAACTACCTCACCATCTTTCTCCGCCACAAACCCGGCATAGTCAGGATTGGTAAAGCAAAGATCAGCTAGCTTGTAAATTGCCCCCTCATTGTAAGGGAAATCCCGATACCGGGGGCTCTCCTGATGAAGAGCGCGCCCGAGCTCAACGCAAGCCTCTACATCGTAGGGCTCGGCAGGACGAACAATCACTTATACTTCTTCTGAAAGAAAGACTCTACCATCTTCACGAAGTTAGGATCACGGTCACTGGGCGACCAGTAACGGCGATCCTGCATCATTTTATAGATGTCAGACTCCTGGGGAACGCCCGGCCCATCATCAACCACAGGCGCACTATCCCCACGAACCATAGACATAATACGCTCCATAACTTTTACGCCAGCCGCAGTTGTGCAAAGGCGCTCAATTTGGCCGATTTCATCCTGCCCAAAGTTCTGCCCAACCCAAAGGCCAACCGCCTCAGTACGAGCGCGAGCGTTATCACCAAGAGCCTTAATCTCTTCATCGGGATTGGGACGCCCGAAAGACTGGGACTCAATGTAAGTCTGAATACCAGACTTAAACGTATCCTGATCAAAGCCATTCTCAAAAGCAAACTTGGCCCACCACTGGGTTAGAGGATGCTGGGCAACCTCCTCAAAATTTACCCCCTCGAGCTCTGGCATCTCATACTTTTCAGGAGCCTCAGGCCGATTGGATACCGCCTCATTGGCAAGCTCCTCAATCAGCTTGTTACGAAGGTCATCCTCCTTAGAACGGAACTTAGTCTCAAGCTCCGTATAGCTCTTTGCCATCAAGTCATAGGCAGGTTTGCCCTCAACAAAGAACTTCTCTGGCAACCAATCAGGACGGGCAGGAGCCTCACCCTGGACCTGATCACCCTGGACCTGATCGCTCTGAGCCTGATCACCAGAACCCTGAGCCTGAATTAAACTATCACCCATTTCGACCTCTCCCAATACGCTGCTCAATAATGCCAACGAGATACCTCATGCCCTCTCGGTGCATAAGCTCGTCCGGATTAACACCAGGACCACCAACGGCCTCGATGCTAATTGACCTCAGATACCTCAACACCTCTCGCCCATCCTCTCTCGAGAACACAGAAGCGAATAAAGAATTGAGTTCTATCTCCCTCTCAGGAGACCTGACTATACCATCAGGCCCCAAGACCCCCTGGACCCGCTTGCGGTCCACCTTGCTGCTGTCCACCCATCATCCCCGCTGCTTGAGTAATCTGCCCAACCAGAGCAGCGCGCTCCTTATCCGAGCGCAGCAAACGCTCCGGCACACCAAACTTATCAGCTAAGTACTTAGCCGCTTCTTCACTCTTTACCAAGAGGTTCACAAGCTGCGGCCCAAACCTACCCCCAACCAACTCTACAAAGCGGTCAAAGGAAACAATGTCCTGCTGCGCCTGCGCCTGGGCCAAAGGACTCGTAGAGCGAACCTTCACCTCACGGCCATTCACCGTAGGAATACGAATGCGACCCTGACGCTTCAAGATATGCACAACCCGGCGCAATACAGGGTTTACCATCTCAGCCTGCAAGCGGCCAAAGGCGGAACCAATCTGCCGAGACAAGTCAGCCATACGCTGAGAAACCTCAGTCGCACTCATCGGCGTCTTATCAGGATTGCCCAACATATCATTGTAGAGCGCCTTGCGAATGTTCATCCGCATTTCACTCAACACCAACTGCGCCACATCAAAGTTACCTGCAGCACCAATAGACCTCAAACCATTGGAGCCAGGAGCCACAGGAATAACCGTGCCAGGCAAAAGCTGGATCGTGTCAGGGTTCACAACCCCATCATCCTCCAGAGTGTAAACTCCAGAGATAGCCATCTGAGCATTTTCCAGAATTAACTGGACCGTCAGATTGCAAGTTTTCACCGCAGGCATGGCATTCATAAGAGGGCCACGGCCATAGACCTCACCGGCAGCCTTAGCCCAACGGAACGCCACAAAAGGGCAAGAGCCAGCACCCTTATAACTCTCACGGAAAAAGATGTGCTTGCTCGCAGGATCAAACACAATCCGGCGATGCTCCTCCTCAGGAGAGCCATAAACCCGGTAAGTGCAATCTACGAGCTTCACAAACTCGTCTTTACCAGAAGCCAAAGCCCGAGCAATCTCAGCAGAGAGCTGAGCCTTGGGATAGGCAACCTTGATATTTGAAGCCCTCAACTGGCGCTGCCGGAAGATATGATCAATCTTATCGTCAGGCCCAACATCAAGCGTCAATTGAGTTAGCGGCACCGCAGTGAACATCACTGGGTTCAACGCATCACCCTCATTGATCTGCAAGCAAGCCGTGCCAAGAGCCAAGTCCAAGAAGGACTCGTGTATCTCCTGGGCAAAGTTACTGTTCTGCAAAATCTCAAAGACGTAGTTAGTTACTTCCTCGAGCGCAGCATCCACCTCCTGACGTTCATCAGGTGGTATTTCAGATCCAGATACCAATTGAGCCCAGCGAGCATAATTCGGAACAAGACCAGCTTGCAGACGAGAGGCAAACTCCTGCACTCCCACAACCGCCGTTTCATCGAATATTTTATCCGTGCGACTTTGCCCTTGAGCCTGATCATAAAAGCTCTCCTTCTGAGGCAAGGCATACTCATAGCACTCTTCAAACTTGGAGAGCCACATATCCTTGATACGCTTGGAACGCTCAAAACGGGCGGCAATATTATCCGCCTCGTTACCCGCAGCAACCGGCAGCGCATCTTGCAAAATCATAACTTACCCCAAAAGCTGGCGGCCAAAGCCAGCACCACCGCGCTGACCAGAAATCAAAGAACGCATTCCAGTCATACCAGAGCTGGTGGAGACAGCTTCCTGCAAACGACGACGCTTATCTTCAGCGCGCTCTGCCTGCTGCTGATTTTTCTGAGCCTCTAGCTGCTCAGCACGAGCAGCCTTCTCAGCCTCAGCCGCAGGATCAGGCGGGGGAGGGGAATAGCTAGGACCACACATAAGAGCCTCCTAAGAATATGAGCACAAACTAGGCGACAAAAATCTCATTACAATGGACCGAAGCGCACCCTGCTCGCCCGCCCCGTCAAAGGCTTACGAGTAAATACATCAAAGTCCTTACGAGCTTGAACTGGCTTGGCATTCTGGGCCTGCCCCATCAGGCTACGCCCCTCGCCCCCACCAATCATGGCATATTGCAATGCATCATGGACATGCGAGAATTTGTTCTTGTCAGGCCGCTCCTCATAGCGATCAGCACCAGAGACTTGCATCCTCCGATACTGATACCCACCACGGAACCCCTTCAACAAATTCACACACCTAGGGTCCACCAAGAACCCCGACTGCCCATCAACCAAGCGCGTCAAAGCCGTAGTGACAGCCTCCAACCTCAGCGCCACATCATTATTCCCAGCCGGATACGCCTTGATTCCAGCAGATCGAAGAATCTGAAACGGCGTCCTCTCGTCAGTCTGAGCACGGTAATCCCCAGCAGGGTCACCATAAACCTGCAAAGCCGAACCCGGAAAACGCTGCGCCGCCTCTATCCGGAATAACTCAGCAAAGCGCACAATCCCCATATCCTGAGCCACAAGCTCATGAAGAATAACCCACTTGCCCCGAACATGCTGACAAAACACCGCAGCAGGCGTCAACCCAAAGTCCATCCCCACCACAATCGGAACCCCAGGAACAGGCAAGATAGGCTCCTTCGTCACATGCAACTCATCAGAGAACATGGGATAAATCTCCTTTCCGTCAGTCAAACTCCCAAACTTATTTAGAACATAAACGTCAATCCAAGTCTTTGCCTTACCCCTAATAATATCAGCATAATAGTTTGGAGTAATGTTCTTCCTATTCTCAGCCTTGGGATTGAACTTATACCCAGTGAGATTCCCGTTCTTATCCTTCTCCTCCAGCATCCCGCCCGGCTGGGTAAAGAAGCTCCAAGTCTCCGGCTTCACCAACATCAACGCCTCTTCCCTCGTGATGTGGTCCGGCAGCGGTGCCTCCCCTGACATGATCGGCCACCAGTGATCCTCGTCCGGCGCATTGGTATCCGCTATGACGCCGTACCATGTAGGACCTCCGTCCTTCATAGAAGGGAAGCGACCCACGCGCATCGTACAAGCGTCCACAATTGCCTTGGGAACCTCGCGGGCCTCGTTTATCCATACCCCGGTCAACTCCAAAGACAGCAACTTCTTGATATCCTCCGGCCTATCCAACGCCAGGAAGATTACCTCAATGTCCAAATTAGCCCGCTTCAAGCGATGCGTGTAAGGAGGCGGATGCCACAACATCTTGCCCCACACATCCTCAGGAAACCAATCCAACCAAGTCTTGATCGTCGTAGTCCTCAACTGCGGATACGAGTTTCGCACCACAGCCCAACGACTACGCCTAATTCCCTGAGCATCAGGCTCCTGCTGCAAAGCACGGCGGAATATCTCAACCGCACAACCCACAGACTTACCAGAACCCACCGGACCACGAAGGCCACGGAAGAAGGAATTGTCCTTCATAAAGTCCTTCAAGGTTTCCCCATCAGGCTTATAAACAAACTCTACCACTACCCGGCCAAACCCGCATCAACAGCGCGCTTTACCATACGCCCAGCAACCTCAGGACCCCAGGCATCAATCAACTTATCCACCTCAATGTCCGTCAATTTGTCCGCTGGATAATGAGCAAGATGAACCTTCCTCACCACCTGACGCAATAATCTCCGGTCCCCCAAAGAAAGAACCGAAGCAAAACTCCCATCGCCAGACATCACTTCACCTTTCGATAAGGCGCAACCTTCTTTGCAACTGACTTTGGTTGCGGCACAAACTGCTTGCCCTTGGCCTTGCCCTCTCGCTTAGCCTTAGTCGTAGCAGCATACTCCCCGGGAGAAAGAGCCTTAATCGCCTTCTCCGGCAAGTACCTCTCACCAGTCTTAGACGAAGGCTCACCAGACTTGGTGCGCCACTTCTGCTCACCCCAAGACTTCAAAGACTTCTGCGGTGCCTTCACTTATACCCCCCACCCTTGGCCTTGTACTCCTTGGCCAAGAGCTGCGCCTTGCGAGCACTCCACTCACCAGCAGCAGTCCCCTGCACAGAAGAAGCCTTGATCTTGTCAAACAACTTCTTCCGCATCTCAGGCTGAGTGTAATTCCCAGCCTGATTCACACGAGACTTTACCGGCTTCTTCACTTCTTCTTCTCGCCCTTCGGCTTCATCTTCTTGGCCGCAGCCTTCATCGCCATGGCCTTACGCGCAGCAGCAGCATCCTTCATACCCTGCGCGTCATACGAAAACGTCTTACCATCAACCTTAGGCATATCTATTTCCCTTCCAGAAAAACCAATCAACGAAACTTCATATTGTTCTTCTTAATATTCTTCAACAAAGCAGAAGCTATACCCCTTTTCTCACCACCAATACCCCCACCCATCGACTTTGAGGCAGATGGCGCAGTGGGAGCAGACGCCGTAGCACTAGATGCCGCAGCACCAGAAGTCCGAGAGCCAACCCTCTTCGAGACCTTCTTAACAGGAGGAGTCATTCTACGCATCGCGTTTTCCCTTCATTGCAAGAGCCTGAAACTTCGCCTTACCATACTTCTTCCGACCAATAGCCGCAGCCAACGCCGCAGGGTCCTTGGCACCACCCTTCTTCAACTCCTTGGTCAACGCCTTAAAACGTTCACCACTTCCCAAAGGAGGCTTCTTAGCCATCACTTACCATCCCTCTTCTTTAGAGCACGATAACGAGCCAATAAAGCACGACCCCTCGAAACCGCAGAAGCCTTGTCACCACCATGACCCCAAGCCTCCAACGATAACTTCAACCTCGTAGGACGACCCTTCTCATCCTTCAAAGGACCAGAAGCACTACCCATCCTCACAAGAAAACTACCCTTGCGACGCATCTCCTCAGGACCAGACGGAGCACCCTTCACAGGAGCCTTCAAATTACCACCAGTCTCCTTCTTATACGAAGCACGACCAGCAGCATTCAAACCACCACCAGGGTCCTGACCACCCTTCCTCTGCCACAACGGAGTAGCCAAAACACAATCCCCAATAAATCTCACCCCTAAAAAGACACACAATACACCCAGGGAGAATGGACTGATCGAACTTTGAGGGGGAAAAATATCTGGTGGGGACCTCGCTACCCTAAGTAGCTACAGTTTTTGACCCACCCCCTGTCAACTTACACACTAACCAACCACACTCTACAGTAGAATTGATCTACCCCAAGTCAATCTTGATGCTCAAATCACCATCAATCTTGTGGTTCACACGCTCTGGAGGCCTCATACCAGACCGATCTAGGATGTCTTTTGCTGCCTCAAGCTTCACATAATCAGACTTGGCTTTATCGATGAGCCCAACAATCGTTCCCAGAGCCTTTGGAGCAGCCAACCCGATTTGCTCAACTGTTCTCCTGTAGATTTCCTGCATAACCTGAGGCTTACGGAGAAGGACGTATGCGCTTTGGGCAGCGGTGTTCTCGCTGTAGCCTGCTGCTATTGCTGCTTTGCTTCCTACTCCACCGTTGGATATGTACTCATCCACGAACTTGTCTTGCAGTGAGGTTAGCTTGGACTGCACTGAGGGGATGGTTTCTATATCTACTGACTGGTCATTAGCGCGTCTTGGCATGTTACTGACCTCTTACCTGCATTCAGCTATGGCGAGATACATGTTGTGCTCCCCCCTGTCCCCCCTCGTAAGGGGTACTGAAATACCCTGTCAATGTACTGATTGAGGCATATTGTAACTATATTGCGCGTTTGACCACTTCTACATACTGAATGTTGCTCTTACGGGCTTCGATGAGGCTGATTTCCATTGGTCTGTGCTTTTTGTGTCTCTCTGGTGTCCTTCAGCCCCCCTTCCGTGCGCCTCTTTCCTTGCACCCACTCCCATCCTGTCAACCGACTTCCGTCCCGGCGTACTCGCCATGCTCGCCCCAAGAGGGGCTGCGCGTGGCTCCGTGCGCTCGGGTCCCTCGAGAAGTCAGTTGCCTGGCTGTGAGCCTCGGGTGCTGCGGGAGGCTACCGGCAGGTGTTCTGCCGGACACACAAAGGAGAGATACAATGAGCAAGAAGACCCGCGAAATCAGCCTGATCGAAGCCCTCCAGGTCATCGCGAATGAGTTGACTGATAAGGTTGTAGTGCAGAAAGACGGGGTTCCGACCGAGATCAATAGGTTGGCATACGCTCAGAAGCGCGTACTGAATGGCATCGCATACAGCACCGCACTGACCCTCCAGCGCACCCAGCAAGACCTGGACGCAGCCAAGCAGAAGGTGATCGTAGCAGCCCGCGCACATCGCGGCGATGAGCTATCCGAGCTGGCACTGAACCGCGCAATCGACTGGGCCGAACGCCTGGAGCTCCAGGAAGCTACCCTCTCCAACCTACTCACCCTCTCTACCGAGGTGTACACACACCACACGGGCGAGGAGTTCCAGGCTCCTGCGGTTCGCCCCCAAGCCCAGAAGGAGTTCTCCACTCAGGCGATGGAACGCGCCAAGCGCTTCGCCATCGGCTCCTCCGAAGTCACCCAAGCCGGTGGGGTGGAGGCCGCATAGGCCCCACCTCTACAGCCCCAGGCTCACTCGGGCCTGGGGTTTTCTCTGACATTTCCAACTTGACACTACTGCACAAAGGCAGTAGCCTACATCTTAGGAGGTAAGACCATGCCCAACAGTATCCTGGACGCCCTCGCCCTCGCCTTTGGTGGAGCGGCCTTCGCCTTCTTCATCTGGTTCGTGCTTAGCGCCGGCTGGATTTTTCTAGCCTGAAAAAGCAGGCCATCGTCAACTCAACAAAGGAGCAACCAAATGTCATCTCATTCTCACTTCATCGTGATCCGCCCCACCTTTGGGTCTATCATGATCCTTCCAGCTACGCCCGAGAACATGAAGGCGTACGTCACTGTCTTCAAAGCGGAGCACTGCTTCCGTAGCTTGGGCTATAAAGAGTACATCCCAGGCGTTGCCCATGATTGGCCGGAAGCTGAGGTCGTAACCGCAGCGACAGTCAATGAGTGGCTAGCCGCAGGCGCAGCAAAAAAGCAGGCAGAAGAAGCAAAGGAAGAAGCTGCCAAGCAAGCTAATTATCTCATCGAAAATGAAGAGCCAGTGTCATGATTATTGGGAGCAAACAGATTGCAAATAAACCTGACACTCCCGGTATGTTAAGGGCTCGCATTGCTGTGAGGTTGGAGCTTGCACGACAAGCTCACCCTGAGTCGCACGAATACATGCGGCTCATGCAGCAGACAGCCCAGCTAGAGAGGCAGCTCTATGACATGGAACAATCCATCTCATTGAAGGGCCAACCATTCTAGGCTTGTCCAAACTGCATTGAGGCAGTATCCAGCAGGCAGAAAGGAGCCTGCCTCAATGTTGATAAACTACATGGAGCAACTCAAGCGCATGGCGAGGGATAAGAATGTCAACCTCAAGCAAGCCTTCGTTGCAGCCGGAATCCCTGATAGCACCTACTACCGAGCTCTCACTGGGGGCCGAAGCCTCCGCTTCCCCACGGCAGAGAAGGTCGCTGGCTATTTGGGTGAACAGGATAGAGGTACCTCGCAAGGTACATTCGACGGCACTGACCCAGACAGAGAGCCAGTTCTATCGTGAGATAATCGCAAAGCTGGTTGTCACCAGAAAGATAAGGGGCATAAGTCAGGATGAATTATGCTCCATTCTTGGAGTGTCAGAAGCCCTCGTAAATAAGTGGGAGTCTGGTGCCAAACTACCTGGCTGCTTCTGGCTTATGTGCTGGTGTGTAGCACTCGGTCTTAGACTTACGATTGAGGACGCCGATGAAGTACAAGAAGATCACAGTAAGCGCAGCTCGCGTTGAGCGTGGACTTACCAAGGTTCCCTTCAATGGGAGGAAGGGTAAGTACAATGCACAAGGTGAACACGTTGACGGTTACTGGTTTGCCTCCGCATCTGAGGCAAAGAGGTATCGGCAACTCAAACAGATGCTCGATGAGGGAATGATCGAAGCCCTCGAGATGCAACCAAAGTACGCCATCGCTATCAATGGCAAGCCAATCACAACCTATCGTGGTGACTTTCGATACGGCGTTCTCGATGAACGCAAGCGGATCGAACGTGTGGTTGTCGAAGATGTAAAGGGTATGGTCACTGATGTGTATGCCCTTAAAAAGAAACTGGTCGAAGCCTTGTATGAAATTAAGATCAGGGAAATCCCAGCAAAGGAGATACATAAATGGGAACAGAAAGTAGGGTAAGAAAGAAAGACAAGAAAGCCCATCGGTTACCAGAGGAATGGAAGCCGAGAGAAGAGGATATAATCTGGGCAAAGGAGCAGCATCCAAATGTCAACGCAGAGTTTGAGACCCATAAGTTCCGTGATTACTGGCGTGGCACGGGCGGCACGAAGCTCGACTGGGATGCAACGTGGCGAAACTGGATACGCCGATCATTCGCACAGCAACGGCCACAACGATCTGTATTTGCCAACTCCTCCAGTGTGGCTGAGGCAAACCGTCAACGACTCGACGAATTATTTAGTGAGCTCAATCCTCAGGAATAAAAGACCACCTGATGGAGTGAGCGTTGAGCAGGCGAAGCTGGATCTTTCGCCCGCCCTGCACGATGCGAGGCGGGCTCAAGCTCCCGCTTCGCTGGAGGAAATAGCCGGAGCCTTGGAAGGTATAGCCCAAGTATTTAGGGCAAGCCTGCCAGAAAAGACCGGCCTCAAAATCTACATCTCAGTTCTTCAAGACCTACCAAGGGTAGCATTCAAGGAAGCATGTAGGGAAGTTGTACGTACACACAAGTATCCCAACATGCCGCTGCCCTCACAGTTTATTGAAGCAGCAGAGACACCAAAAGAACGCATTGTCTTTTGGTTAGAGCGTTTGGAAAATGCCAACAAACTATTGACAAGAATACCGTAAGCTGCAATAGTGCAGCATACAAAGGAGAGCAACATGGCACTTACATTCACAGCAATGCAAACGCTGAACCGATCTCGTGGGATTGGTGGATCAGACGCTGGCCGTATCATGCGGGGCGAGTGGCTTGATCTCTACCTTGAGAAGGTTGGGGAGAAGCAGCCGGAAGATTTGTCTGGCATCTTCCGGGTTCAGCTTGGCACCAGGACAGAGCAGTTCCATGCCGAGTGGTTTGCTCGCATGACTGCCTTCGATGTCATTGATCCACCCCCATTCTTCGAGCATCCCGAGCACAAGTTTATGTTCGGCCATGTGGATCGGTGGATCAGAGAGCACGATACATTCGTCGAGCTCAAGCACAGCAGCAACAATGCCAATGTCTGGGATAAGACACGGTATTACATGCCGCAGCTCCAGCATTATCTGGCCGTGACTCAGCGCCAGTTCTGCTACTTCTCCGTGATCCGTGGCAATGACGAGCCCGCCTACTGCAAGGTGGACCGTGATCAGGAATACATTGATCGGCTCATCGAGCTAGAGCAATCCTTCTGGTGGCATGTCGAGAACAAGACTGCCCCTGACATTATCCCAACAGCCACCATTGAGAGGGCAGCAAAGCTCCAAGAGCAGGTGAAGGTTGATGGGATGCGGGTTGCTGACATGACCAGCAGCAATGCCTGGGCCAACGCAGCGAAGGACTACACCGCTAGCCAAGAGGCGGCAAAGCTCTTTGACCAGGCCAAGGACCAACTCAAGGAGCTGGTGGGGGATGACGTAGGCGAAGCCTACGGTCATGGTATCAGCATCAAGCGAGACAAGAGAGGGCGCTTGCTATTCAAGGCAGCGAAGGGGGATTGACGTACATGACATACCAACAGGCCCTTCAATTCTATGGCGGGTACAATCGCCATAGGACAGAGGATCGTGCCACCAGCGTAGAGGCAGCACATGCCGTTACGCCAGACATTACAGAGATACAGCTCGAGGTGCTGAGGTTTGCAAAGCAGGCTGGAAAGCATGGCTTTACAGATGTCGATCTCAACGAACACTTCAATGCGCGTGGCTCAACCTACCGCACACGCCGCAGTGAGCTCACCAATATGGAGCTCATTCTCCCAACCAATGCAACCAGAACCTACGCCCCATCCAAAAGGCGGCACATGATCTGGGTGCATCACACATACAAAGAAGGAATCCTCGATGTCTAAGAACCTACACCAACGGATTGCCGCTGCAATGCAGAAGGTAACCTACATCCAGAAGGAGAAGAAGCAGGGGATGCGTTACTCTATCGTGTCGCACGATAGCGTGACTGCCAAGGTTCGCCCTGCCCTACTGGAAGAGGGTGTTATCTACTATCCGATTAGTCTTGAATATGACCAGCAAGGCAATCGTACATCCTGCAAAATCCGCATGATCTTTGTCAATGTGGATGAGCCAGATGATACCCTCTATGTCGAGAGCTTTGGCTACGGCATTGACGATCAGGACAAAGGCCCAGGTAAGGCAATGTCCTACGCAGTGAAGTACGCCCTACTCAAGACGCTCGGTCTCGAGACGGGCGACGATCCTGATGAGGATCAGAACGCAGTCTATCATAACCCTGTGGTTGCTGTGCTTGAGACTGCAATCGGTCTGGTGGTTGATGCTGCCACGCTCAACGAGTGTGCTGCCGAGATCAAGAAGCACGCAACCTCTCTGGCACCAGCCGATTTGGCACGGCTGCGCCAGCTCTATGCTGCCAAGTCTAAGGAGTTTTCATGAGCTACATTCGAGTGAAGGTGGATAAGCATGTCCCCATGCCTGACAAGATAAAGGGAAAGGGTAGGCCAAAGGGTGCCTACAAGTATCCCTTTCATGAGCTGGATGTTGGGGACTCCTTCTTCATCGGTGATGCAAAGGATGGAACAATTGCCCAAGCTATCTACAGGGCTCAGCGTCTTTTCCCTAATCGTCGTTTCGTAATGGCGGTGCTCGAAGGTGGCATTCGCGTTTGGAGGAAAGAGTAATGCTCGCACAAGTCACATTGATTGGGAACCTTGGTAAGCCTGTCGAGGTTCGTAACACCACAAGTGGGAGCAAGGTTGCATCCTTCTCCCTGGCAACCACACGCTACGAGAAGGGTGGCAAGAAAACCCTTTGGGTAAACGTGGTGTGCTGGGATGAGAAGAAGATTGATCTTCTCGAAAGCTATACCGACAAGGGTAGCAAGTTAATGGTGATCGGGGATCTGAACATCCGCGAGTACCAAAGCAAAGACGGGCAGACCAAGTATGCAACAGAGGTTGTGATCGGCAAGTTCGGTGGGCAACTCGGCCTTCTGGATCGGAAGGATGAGAAAGATACTGGCCCAGCCAGGGAGAGGAAGGCACTTGATGCTGACCTCGGAGATGAGGTTCCATTCTAACCAAGGGGGCGCAAGCCCCCTTTTCTATAGGAGGACAACCATGAAAGATGTCTATCAAGAAATTACGGATCGCATTCTGAATAGCCTGGACTCTGCTGGTGAATGGGTGCGGCCCTGGAAGATGGCCTCCGCTGGGATGCCTATCAATGCAGTGAGCAAGCAGCGTTATCGTGGCAGCAACGTGCTTATGTGCTGGCTTAGCGGGATGATCGCAGGATACTCGAGCAATCGCTGGGCTACCTTCAAGCAGTGGGCAGACATGGATGTGAAGATCAAGAAGGGTGAGAAGGGAACGCCCATCATCTTCTTCAAGCAGTATGAGAAGCAGGGCGATAACGGTGAGCCCGAGCAGATGTTCGTGGCCCGCAGCTCCTACGTTTTCAATGCTGAGCAAACAGATGAGGTGCGCGAGGGAGGGCCGGAAACGCCAAGTATTGGAGGCGTGACCGAGCGCTTTGTTACTATCGAGGAGTTTGTATCCAAGAGCGGAGCCAGCGTTACCGTGCAAGGTGAGCGGGCATACTATGTGCCAAGCCTGGATCGTATCTTCATGCCAGACATGGGCCTCTTCAAGTCATCGCACTACTACTATGGCACCCTGCTTCACGAGCTCACGCATTGGACCGGAGCAAAGAGCAGGATGGATAGAGACCTGGCACCCCGCTTCAATGAGGAAGCCTACGCTATGGAAGAGCTGGTTGCCGAGCTTGGTGCCGCCTTCATGTGCGCTTCCTTTGGGATCGAGAGCACCACCCGCGATGACCATGCCAGCTACATCGGGAGCTGGATCAAGGTCATGAAGGGAGATCGCAAGGCAATCGTGACAGCCGCATCTCAAGCAGAGAAGGCTGTGGATTACCTCAACCAATTGGTTACGCCAATGCAGGAGGCAGCATGATAACCGTGAAGGAGATAGCCGAGGCAACAGCCGAGGTTATGAACATCAGCGTCAATGACATCTACTCCAGCAGGAGAAGCAAAGACATCTGCCTCGCAAGGTGGATCGTGTTCTTCATTGCTAGAGAGTTTACCCAGGCAACATCCACAACCATTGGAAGCTCAACGAACAAAGATCATACGAGCGTTCTCTATGGTATTGCAAAAGTGCAGGAGGGTGTTAGTAGTGGGGAGCCAACGATTCTTGCTCTGCTAGATGCGGTCATAAAGTATGTGACCCCAGATGGAAGAGAGAAGATGCAAGAGGTAATCAATAAAATACAAAGGAGAGTTACTGCATGAGTAAGAGAGAAATGTTAGAGAAGGCCATCGCGATTGTAGCAGATCGAGGTGAGCAATATGGATCAGCCAAATCCAACCTGGATCGTGTTGCTGCTCTGTGGTCTGTTTGGCTGCATGTTCCTGTGGTGGCTTCTGACGTCGCTATCATGAACATCCTGCAGAAGATGGTCCGCATTGAATCCAATGGCGGGGACCACGAAGATTCTTGGATTGATATAGCTGGCTATGCTGCCTTGGGGGCAGAGATCGCAGAACAAAACGGAGGAGAGTGACAATGGATCGCATGGAAATCCTGCGCCTTGCTTTCACTGGAAGCAAGAATCCTAAGGAGGCAATGGAGTTGGCAAAAGAGATGGCCGACTTTGTTGGGAACAAGCCCAAGACAATCATCATTGAGAAGCTCAAGCTTACTAAAGAAGAACCCAAAAATCGCAATCGCAAACACTGGACTCCAGATGAGGCGCGGCGATTGAAGAACCTGGTTCTTGCCAGAGCTTCTATCGAGCATATAGCTTTCACATTGAAGCGTAGCAAAGACGCCGTTCGCAAAGCGATTGAACGCGAGATGTGGAATTGGGATAATCTTCAAATTGAGAATGATGGACAACCAGACGAAGCCCAAGAGTGGGCTGACTTCGACAAAGATTGCTGAGGAGAGAGACAATGGTAAATGTATTTGCAGACCAGGGTAAGTTTATGCGCGCTTGTGGTCAGACTGTGGGGGAGAACAACCCTCAGCAGTTTGATCTTTACGTCAAGCTTATCCGAGAAGAAGCTACGGAGCTCTTCGATGCCATGGCCCTAAACAACAGGCCGGAAATCTTTGATGCCCTGCTCGACCTCATTGTTGTGACGGTGGGTGCTGGCCTATCTGCTGGTTTTCCCATGGCTGCTGGATGGGAAGAGGTTATCCGCAGTAACATGGATAAAGTTGATCCTGAGACTGGCATGGTTCGCAAGCGCAGTGATGGGAAAATCCTAAAGCCGGAAGGATGGAAACCTCCCAATCTTTCTGAGTTAATCTAAGGATAGAAAAATGACACCGGAACAAGCAACCGATAAAGTCTATGCCGCAACCGGCGTGTTGTTGGGCACTGACAAAGCACCACACATCGCATCCTACATGACTGTGATGGAAGCCCGCATCGCGGAATTGGAAGCGGCACTATGGCGGATCGTCGGTACGTTAGACGATCCAACAGGTGGTCAGCATGTAGCGGATATGAGGAAAGCTTCTTTTATCGCTATTGCCGCGCTGGCAGGAGGGAAAGATGAGTGAAGGTTTTACTTGTCGTGGGTGCGGTAATTTATTCTTCCAAGCCCCAAAATGCGTGTCATGCGGAGCGCAAAAATTATATGACTCGACAGTAAAAGGGCAGTGGCGAGAGATCGAAACCCAAGCCGCCCGCATCGCGGAATTGGAAGCGGCGCTGCGCCAGATTGAAGCCGACTGCAATGCAGATTACCCGCCGTCAACTGGCGCTATCAAATACGCCGCCCGCGCCGCGCTGGAAGGGGGGAAAGATGAATGTTAGGTACGGCCCCGGCAAGGGTATGGACCCCAACGTAAGAGAAGAACGCAAGGCTTACATTAGAGAAGAGCTAAGTAAAGGCAGGACCATTGGCCAGATCGCAGCTCACTTTAACGTAGCAAAGAGTACCATCCATGATTGGATGACAGAGAATAGAGTAAGCCGGAAATACATGACTGACCGCAAAGAGCGCAAATGCCTCAAGTGTCTTTCGATATTTCTATCTTCGGGGCCAGGGAATAGGCGCTGCCAGAAGTGCAACATGCACCCACCCCAAGAGAATCCATACGAGATATAAAAAACCCCGGCCAAATGAATGACCGGGGAAAGTTTAACAAAGGAGGAAAGAGCAACCAGATATCTATATGATCTCTTCAAGCCTCTTGTGCAAGCGCCAATGCTTCCTTCTTCACACTATCCAAACGCTTGGAGAAGCCCCGGCCATACTCAAGCCACAGGCTAGACGAACGCAGGAACTTAGATCTCGAATCCATTAGGCGTATCACCACCTCAGGTACGCCCCACTTGCTCTCAAATCCACCAGTAGCAGCCAAGGTTACCGGACCCATCTTGCCATCCATGCGAGCGCCAACAAGAGCCTGGAGGTGCATGATAGCCCGAGCTGGCCCAGAGTGAACAGCAAAGTCAAACATAGCCATGTCAATGCCGGGAGAAAGAACGTTGCCCTTCACGGGCTCCCAATACCAAAGGCGGTAAATCTCCTTTACCTCCTCGTCCTTGATATTCATAAGCTCTTCTTTGGTAGCCTTGCGCTCCAACCACGAAGAGTATGTCTTGAGGGTAATACCCTTCATAGTAGCACCACCAGGGTCAGTCATTCGATCGGACCAACCCCCCTCGTGTTTCAAGGTTAGGGCTAGAGTTCTCTCAAAATTCAACTTCATCGTCGTCTTTCCCAAGCATCTCCATTAGGAGATCGCGGTTTCCATCTACCCGATGACCCTTTAGCTTCGAGCAATTAGGGCATTCAAAGAGAAGAGGCGGGTCGTAATATACAGCCCGCCACTCATGCCAGCAATTTACGCACTCGACATCACTTACGAATACGGGGCCTGGCCTTTGCTTTGCTAGCTCCCTTACCAATCCCAGGATTTTTGGCTTTGGTTTTTTCTTCATGGTTGGACCTCAACCAATTCAGATAAGAAGCTGCCTTATCAGTGTCAGCAAAGCAAGTCATCGTGCCATCAGTATCAAAGACAGCCACAATGCTATGCCCCATTGTCTGCCCACCATAGCCCTTCTCCAAGGCAAACTCATCGAGGAGTTTGTATCCCTTAGCTCGAGCTACCCAGTAAGACTTGTGAGTGTGCTCATGCTGGGTTTGGGACAGGCCAAAGACATGATGATCCCCGCAGATAAACAAGTCAGCCATAGCCCCCGTAAGCTGAGCCCTGCGGCCTGGACCATGCAAGGGATTCCAGATTGAGTTACCCGGAAAATCATGCGCCGCCCAGACACGCCAGGAATTGAGACCAGCTTTTACCTCAAACTTGGCCTGCCAATTCTGCAACTCTACCGGAGCTGAATGCTGCATAAAGTTAAGCGGTGAGCCATTGCCATGCCAGCGAGGGCCATCATGGTTGCCGAGAATAATCAGCATCCAGATTTCCTGCATAAACAACCATTGGGCAATGCGATACGCATCACGCTCATTGATCGTCTGAGAGGCGTACTTATGGAAGAGCTTCTTATTCCATTGATTGATGTAGTCGCCAAGGCCCACAGCCCACATGCGTTCAGTATTCTTGATCAGCTCAACATCCTGGCGAAGCTTATCAATGTCGCAGTCATCGCCGTGGGGATCACCAACAAAGACCAGGGCAAAGGGGCCATTACCCTCTACCGTAAACTTCATCCAGTCTTTAGCTTCATCAGAAGCCTTACGCCGCTTGATGGAATCAGAAAGGCGGCTCATCACCGCCTCTAGATCCTCATCTTCGTCCGGTATCTCGGGGGGAATTATCCCAGATACTTTCTTAAAGTAATCCTTGCTACCGTACTTTGCGGATACAGCGCGGGTTGAACTAACAACATCCTCAAACCCAGATTCAAGGGCTCGTCTATATCTGTGTTGTGCGGTGCTTCTGGCAAGGCCAAGTTTTACAGCTGCCTCACCTACGCTGCCATGTTTTTTGACAGCGTTCCACATCTCTTCAAGAATATAACGTGGAAGATCAGGGCTACTCACTTAACGCTGCTTCTTCTCTACGAAGGACCAGCCAATACCACCAAGGGTAACGGCTGCACCAACGGCAGTGTTCACTGTGTCAGCATCTGTGTAGCCTTTAGCCACAAGAACACCACCAACAGCAGTCAGGATATGGCGAGCTAGCGCCATCCACAAAGCAGCAGACATGGTTAATCTCCTCGGTTGAAGATAGTCCGGACTGTTTTGGTTTCCCAAATGCGAATGCCAGTCCAGACTATTGTAAAAATTGCGGCAATCGCAGGGAGCACTTGGGCAAGTGTGCCAATCACCGTGGCAATACTCAAGACATCTACAAGCGCCTTGCCAGTTTCAGCGGGATCAGCAGCCATTCGATTAGCCCTTTATGATATTCACAAGTCGTGAATCAGCTTCCAGCGCGATAAACTCATGCGGATCATTCGGCTTCCAATCGGCCACATCACCAGCCTTGAGAACCCGATGCCACCCGTTGCCATGGGCCGTAAATGCACCACGCGCTACCACGGTAATGTGAACGTCAGCCTCGCCATGCGAGTGCATAGGTAGCACATCACCGGCTTCAGGGAAGTCATACACTGCCCCGTTTAACTTGCCGAAAGCGATGGCCTTGGTCTGCAACATCAGATTACCGTAGGCCCTTCTGACGGGGTGGCAGGCTCAACAGGAGGAGGCGGCGGATTAGGATCAACTGGCGCGCCATCTACCCAAGCCCAGCCAATGCTTATTGGACCATTCCACTGATGCAACTCGCAACCTTCGGGCGGCGTGTATGGCGTGACGCCATCCCAATCAATGATGTTCACGATCACGCTATCCTGCACCACTGCGTAATTCATGACTTTGTTCTCCGCATAGAAATTAATCAAGGCTTCTGGGTTAGGCGCACCGGGCGGGGCAAGCATCGAGAGTAACATTAGTTATACTCATAGACGATGATGTAGCCAGCGCCGCCTGCACCGCCCGCTCTACTGGCATTACTGGTTCCAGCAGTTCCGCCAGCACCAATAGTTACAGTTTCAGTCGCGCCAACAGTTGTCGTGTATTTGATTGCGGTTTCACCTTGGCCACCACCACCGCCAACGTAAACATTAAAACACCCGTCAGTAAAGGAAGCACCTGAGCCACCGCCACCGCGAACACCAGCCACGCCAGCAGCGTTATTCACTTGAGTCCCGCCGCCTTGTCCTCCCCCAGCATTCTCTGGGCTGGGCGCCCCTTTGATGGCAATAGTGGCACCCGTTCCACCAGTGCCGCCTGCTGCACCAGTAGAGGTAGTCGCGCCACTCCCACCGGCAGCACTTACATGCGCGCCAAATGATGTTGTGCCGCCCGCGCCCCCATTTCCCCCTGCT